CAATTAACAAAGCGGCGGAAAAAGCACAAGAGATTATGTTCGCGGCACCTAAGGAGCCAGGTGCTTACACACAAACAATTACATTTAATGATGGTGCAAATAAATCTGCGGTAACAAGTGGAGCGATTGTATCAGCGAATCCATTGGCGGCACCGGCAGTTGCATTATTAACACCAAACAAAAATTTTGTACAGAAAGAAACTATTGGATTCTTAAATGCTACATATCCTGAATTAGTTTACAACCAAGCAAGATGTAAATTAGATTTAGGTTTAATTATTGAAGGAATGTTATTAGACATTCAAAATGATCAGAATGCCAACTTCCATGCAATACAATCAGGCGTAAGATATTTTAGTACTGTATCAGGGCAGATAGCAAGAACAACACAAAGAACACAAACACTGGCGGCACTTAATCATGCTGAAAGTGTAATTAAGACACACATCTTAACTAACACACCAGTAACTGCATCTAGCACATATCAAAACAGATTTGGTGTTAGACAAAAAGATCATAGTTCAACAACTATCTCAATCAATGCAGGAGCAAACAGTTATGTTCACACTTATGTAAGTGGTGGTACTGTTGAATTTAATTCCGTAACACACAATATTACAGATGCAGTTTATGATAATGTTCAAGGATATGTAAAAATTACAACTGCTACTCCACACGGTGCATCACCTGGAGACATAGTTAGAGTACAAAACATAACATGGAATTGTTCTTTAGGACAAAAAGTTTATCCAGAAGTTGTTTCTCAAACAATAGACAACAGTCAAAGTGTTGATGGCACAGTAATAAGTGCATTTGGAAATAAATTTACAGTCATTGAAAACATTATTCAAAATGGATATAGTTCAATACCAACACTAGTAGAAGGTAGCACATACAAACTTAAATTTACTTCTGGAGCAACTGCGGTTGACCAAGGTAAACTTAATAACGTAGATATATTACCTGGTAAGATGATTAGAGGTAAAACATCAGGTGCATTAGGAAGAATTGTAAAATACACAAGACAGGATACTGCTGGTAATGATGCAGTTGAGGTTGTATTAGAGGAACCACAAGTTTTCTCAGTAGGTGAAGAATTAGAATACGGAAACTTTACAAAGACAACACAGATTACAATACACGTAGAAACAGGACAGTACTATGAAGATTATCCTATTAAACTTCCTGCAAACTGTTCAATCAAAGGTTCAGACTTTAGACGTACAATTATTAGACCATTAAAACGTGTTTCACAATCTCCTTGGAGAACAACTTACTTCTATAGAGATTATGAATTTGATGGATTAGAACTTATTCCAACAGGCAATCCAAATGCAATTAATTTATTGTCTGCAAACAAAGAATATGTAAAAGATGAAGCAGTGGCTTATGTTGATGCTCAGATTGCCACTAACGCAGGTATATGGGCAGGCTTTAATTATGAAAAAGCAAACTACGAAAGAGACGTAGGAAGGTTGATGGATGCTTTACAACTTGATGTTAAGTATGGTGGTAATGCTTCTGTAACTAAAAGGTCAACAAGTTATTGGGTTGGTACAACAAGTACTCTAGCAGGTCCGCCAAATGAACAACAACAATTTGCGGCAATGATAGATTATGTTAAGATATTATTAAAAGATTATATTTTAACAAACACTGCTTTTTCAAGTTTACAAAGTGTTACAACACAACAAATAGATTCAACTGCGGCAGAGGCAGGTGTTACGACATCTGTCAACACACTTTTAACAAATCATAGTGCAGTTATACTAAATGGTTTAGCACAACTAGATCCATTAAACGATCCACGTTACGGTTTCCATTATCTAACAGATCCATCAAACAGTTCAAGCACAGCCAAAAACAATACAGAGATGGACGTATTCATGATGAACGATGCAAACAGAATCATGAACGTATCTATACAAGGACATGGAGGTTTTGCACAGGTACTTGATCCAGAAGGACAAATTTTAATTAAATCACCATATGTACAGGTTGCATCATCATTTAGTGCAAGTAAAAACAAAAAAGCATTTAGAGGTGGTATGTACATCGATGCCTTTGTTGCAAACTTACCAGCAACGGTTGTTAGCAAAACAGATGCATTTACACTTAACATTTCAAGTTCTTCAGGAACAGGATTATTTTTACGTAAACCGGAAACACCTGCACCATTCTATATTGATGGTGTAAGATATCAGATTGATGCAGTAATCAATTACAACGGTCCAGCAGGTACGGCAACACTATTATTGAATCCAACATCAAATAGCGGTAATGGTTTTGTATTACCTAATAATACAGACATTGTTATACAGACTGCTGGTAATAGAAGTATGTTGGCAAATGACTACACACAGGTTAACGATTTAGGTTATGGTATTGTTGTTAACAATGGTGCGTTGTCAGAACAGGTTTCAACATTTACATATTACAACCACGTTGCATACTACGTTAACAATGGTTCAAGTATTAGATCATTAAATGGATCAAACAGTAACGGTGACTTTGGACTTGTATCAGCAGGATCTGATCCAAACGAATTAGTTGATGAAATTACACTTGTTAAAAACATGGTACAGACCGCAAGGATCTATGACGATGGTTCAACCTTTGTAAATGCAATTAACAAAAATAAAGTTTATGTTTACGACTACACAGACATTCCACTAAACGTTTCAGAACTTGAAATAGATCATGGTGGATCAATAGGTATAGTTAGATATGAAGTAAACAGTATCCAAAGCACGACAGCACCAGGACAGTCAGCCACAAATGCAAGTAAGAGCGGAACTGTACTACAATTAAACATTGGTGGTAGTGATGGATTACAAGCGGCTTTAAGCAATGGTGATAAGGTCACAATCAGAGCATTACAAAACTTCCAGTTCGCAGATTTAATCGACGATGTACCTATTAGACCATCAACTGCAATCGTGTTTGATGAAAATGAACAATTTACTTATAGAAGTATTGCGTTTGGAAAAACAGATAGTTTAGGTAATCAGGTTGCTTCTGGAAACAGTATCATAACATTTGACGCAAGTTTTGACTATGTAAGAATGATAGTAGCCAACACTGAAGCGGCATTAACAACTTACTCAGGTGCCGGCGGAGCATCACAAGGTGCGGCGGCTGGTGATGATGTAATTGCTATTTCAAAAATTAGTGAGCAAACTGATATTGACAGATTGAATAATGGTGATATGATATTTGCACACGCAGGTAAACTTCACAGAATTAACAACTACATTGATAGAGGAACATACGCAACAATAAGTATTTCTGATGTTACTGATGGTGATGTTAGTGGTACTGGTCAAACAGGATTGGCGGCAAGTGTTGTACAAACTTCAGCAATTACTTTAAGAGCAGGTTTGGCGGCAAATGAAAACGCAACGTTGACAGTAAGTATTTCTACTTGTAGAGCAACAGGACATGATTTCAACCAAATTGGTACAGGAGGATTTAACACTTCAAACTATCCAAGTGTAATTTACGGTGATCCACAAAGTCCTGTACAAGCAAACGAAGTTGATGAACGTGGTAAAGGTAGAGTATTCTATGTAAGTACAGACCAAAACGGATTCTTCCGTGTAGGTAGATTCTTTACAGTTGACCAAGGTACAGGTCAGGTTACATTCGCGGCAAGTATTGCATTAAGTAACTTAGACGGTATTGGATTTAAACGTGGTGTTGTCATAACTGAATTCAGTTCAGATAGTTCAATGACTGACGAAGCATCAGACTCAGTTCCAACTGAAGAAGCAGTAGTTGGATACGTTAATGCAAGATTAGGTTTTGATAAAAATGGAGCGGCAGTAAGTCCATTGATAGGTCCAGGTGCCCTTGCACTTGATGGTACTACTTCTCCAACTGCAACAATTAGTTTTGGTTCACAAAGATTATCTAATCTAAGTGATCCATCAGTACCAAGTGATGCCGCAAACAAATCTTATGTAGATGCTAGAACACCATTTGGTAATAGTTTAATGTATGGTACTGGTACTAACGGTACAAGAGATGCAAATGATATAATTGTATGGACAGGAACAGAATGGGATACTGCAACACCAACAGGTACAGTAGGATTCACATATGATGCGTCGAACAAAACTGTTGCTATGGATATTACAGATGGTAGCATTGAAAACGCAGATGTAAACACTAACGCACAAATATCACAAAGTAAACTTGCAATGCAGGCCGCAGGTACTAGAGCAAATGCAACAGGCATTTCACAAGCAAACCTAGGACTTGCAAGTTTTGATTCAGCAACATTTACATCAACAAGTGGTTGGATTGAAATCGATGCTGGTGGATTAAAATTAGACAGAATTAAAAATATTGCTGATAATCATTTACTTGGTAGAAATGATGGTGATAGTTCCGCACTAGGACCAATTACTGCTATTCCTTTCTCAACTATTGTAAACACAGGTGGTGCGTTTACCACAACTGGTCAAGCAGACAGAATTGTTAAAACACATACAGATGGATCCATTGATGGACAAATTATTAGAGTAGATGGATTCCCAACTATTGATACATCAAGTTCAACTGTAAACTTTAAGACTCCAGGCACTGGAACATTTATGAGTGCTATTGGATCTACTGATGCTACAACAACTGTATCATTCCCAGGAAGTATAGATATGGGATCAGTTGGAGTAACAGAAAGTTATTTCCAAGCAAACTCAGGTTACAATAATACAAGCAGAATTGCTACTCCTTGGGTGCTTACAAACTTTATAGAAGCACAAAGTGAAAAGGATCAACAAGGTACTGGTATTGGCTTAGGTGCAAACACAGGTTACAGTAACGCAGATGAGGTAGCACTTGTATCAGGTGGTACAACTGTTGCTAAAGCAGTTACAACAGGATTTAATCCAGGCGGACATCAAACACATACACTAGGTACAAGTGGCACAGGTGAATGGTTAAGTGTTCATGCAGTTACGTTCAGTGGTCAAGCAAGTACGGCTCTTTATGCTGACTTGGCTGAGAACTATAAAGCAGATACAGAATACGAACCTGGAACAGTATTGATATTCGGTGGCGAACAAGAAGTTACAACTACACAACTAAAAGATGATACTAGAGTAGCAGGGGTTGTTTCAGAAAATCCAGGTTACTTAATGAATAAAGGACTTGAAGGCGACAATGTTGTTGCACTTGCACTACAAGGTAGAGTTCCTGTCAAGGTTGTTGGTATTGTTAAAAAAGGTGACTTACTTGTTGCGGCATCAACAAGAGGCTATGCAATTTCAAATAATCAAGCAGGCGTTGGTACAGTAATTGGTAAAGCAATTAGCACAAAAGACGATGCTGGAAAAGGTGTAGTTGAAGCAGTGGTGGGTAGAGTATAATGGCGCAAAAAAATATTAACATAGGTTCGAGTGCTAACAAAGGTGACGGTGATCCAATCAGAACGGCCTTTAGTAAAACCCAAGACAACTTTACAGATTTATACGCAAGAATAGTAGTAGTTGAAGGACAGGTAGGTATTGCCAATCAAGGTGGTGCAACTATTTCACAAAGCATCATTGGAGATGTAATAGGTCAAGATTCAACTGTAATTATTGATTCAAACACAAACAATATAGTTGGTAGCACAATAACTGCTACAAGTTTTAAAGGGGATATAAATGGATCTGTCTTTGGAGACGATTCAAGTTTATTAGTTGATGCAGTAAATGGTACAATACCAGGTTACATTAAATTATCAACATTAAAATCAACAGTGGCGGCAAGTACGGATTTCGCTGACTTCAAAACAAGGATAGCGGCACTATAAGGATAAAGATATGGCAAACAGAATACCACTAATAGTAGATACAGGAGACGGCAATAAGATTAAAGAATTGCCAATAGGTGATAATTTAAACTTAACTGGTTCTGGTATTGTAGGTGCTGGTAGCATTTCAGCAACAAGTTTAACTATTAACAATGTACCATATAATCCTTTCAGTGGTGCTTATGCAGACCTTACAGGAAAACCTACTATACCTGCAACTACAGATGATATCACAGAAGGAACAAAGAAATTTTATACAGATGAAAGAGTTGATGATAGAATATCAAATCTTTTCCAAGCAGGTACAGGTATTACACTGCAATACAATGACGCAAGTAATTTAATGACAATATCCGCAACAGGCGGAGGAAGTGGTGGATCAAGCACACTAGCAGGATTAACTGATACAACTATCGTTGCACCACTTACAAATCAATATATAAAATGGAATGGATCAGCATTTGTAAACTCAGCAATAGCATACACAGATATTTCAGGCACTCCAAATTTAGATAATGTTGCCACATCAGGTAGTTACTTAGATTTATCAAACAAACCAAGTATTCCAAATGACATTGGTGATTTAACAGACGTTGATACAACTTCTACTGCTCCAACATCAGGACAGGTTTTAAAATGGAGTGGTACACAATGGGCACCTGCAGATGATATAACATCGGGTGGCGGTGGACTAAATGCAGACACACTTGATGGGTTTGATAGCACATATTATCTTAACTTTAACAATTTAAATAACAAACCAACTTATGGTCAAAATGATTTAAATGATACGACGATAGGTGGTAATTTAGCAACCGGACATTTATTACAATACAATGGTAGTGCTTGGGTCAACGTAGACTTCCAACCTAATTTTAGCATCATACAAAACACACCAACAACACTTGCTGGTTATGGAATTACAGATTCACCAACTAACTTAACAGACTTAGGTGGAATTTCTTCTCCAAGTGGTGCAGATAAATTACTAGCATCAACAGGAACACCAAACACTTATGCTTGGCAAACAACATTAAATGGTATTTCAATTACTGCGGCAGGAACAATACAATTTGCAAACGGTACTTCAATTAATGAATTCAGCACTGATACAACTCTAAGTGGAAACAGTGACGATGCAGTACCAACTGAAAAAGCAACCAAGAGTTATGTTGACACATCAATCGCAGGAATAAGTGTAGATGGTTTAGAATCAAGAAGCACAATTACTACAACAACAAATAGTATTGCAACAGGTGTTACAGAAAATAAAAATTTAACAGGATTCAAAGCATATGGTTTGATGAGCATCACAGTCAATAATGCGGCATGGGTAAGAGTATATACCAACAGTGCTAAACGTACTGCTGACGCATCAAGAAGTGAAGGAACTGATCCAGCGGCTGACAGTGGAGTAATTGCAGAAGTAATTACAACTGCTTCTGGTACAGTAGACTTTGCTCCTGCTATCGTTGGTTACAACAATGACGCAACTGTAGGCACTGACTTTTATGTTGCAATCACAAACAAAAGTGCCGGTACGGCTACAATAGAAGCATCATTTAAAATATTGAAACTGGAGAGTTAAATGGACTTTTCCAAATATGTAAAACTTCAAGTTTACATGGTTACACTGAAGGATAGTGCTGACCTAGATGATTTCTATACTGATATGGAAACACCAGGTGGTGATCTTTACATACCTGATAGAGCAGTAGGTGTTAATAATAAAAGAGAAATAAGCAGAACTACTGAATACTGGCTAACAGAACAAGAATCTAGATTTTTAAAAGATGACAGTAGGGTAGCATTTGTTGAACTTAATCCAAAAGACAGAGGCATTGAAGTTTCTGAAAATCACATAGAACAAACAGGAAATTTCCACAAAGCAAATTTTGGTACCTTTAGTAATAACTCATACAAAAATTGGGGATTATGGAGATGTTGGGACGGTAATCCAGCGAGTAATGCCTACACAGGTAGTAACACACAAACTATAAAATTAGGATTGACAGGTAAAAATGTTGATGCAGTAATTTGTGACGGTAATGGCGGTGCAGTAATGGACGACCATCCTGAGTTCCAAAAAAATGCAGATGGTTCTGGAGGAACTAGATTTTACAATTACAATTGGTATCAATGGAATCCTCAAGTCACAGGTGGTAGTGCAGGTACCTATACATATAATGGTACTAGTAACCATGCTCATCACGTTGCGGGAACAGTGGTAGGTAACACACAGGGTTGGGCCAGAGACGCAAACTTGTATCATCTTTATTATCTATCTGGTGCTTCCTTTGACTATAACTTTCCATACGTAATGGATTACATTAGATTATTTCATCAAAACAAAAGTGTAAACTCTGAAACAAAAATTAAAAATCCAACAGTGGTTAATAACAGTTGGGGGATGAGCATTTTTCCATCACAATGGAGTTTCAATGATATAACAGAAGTAACCTATCGAGGAACAACTTACACAAGGCCTGTAACATCTGTGCAGGAAAACGGACAATATGGAGTCTATGGTACAGGAACTGAATTAGCAAACTTCTCACAAACATTATTAAATCGTGCTAATAGGATTACAACAAGTGGATCAGAAACAGCGGCCAATGGTGACTTTGGAACAACGCCAAGTGGTTGGTCAAGATCAGGTGCAGTGATGAACATATTAATAAGTGCAGATCCACCAACACAAGACACAGTGCAAGTACAAGGACCGGCTGTAATAGATGTGCAATATGATTTAGCGGCATCAAGTGTAAGTGGAATTCAAAGTATGACTTTAGAAATAGATATTAGAGATGACCAAAACAATCCTATTCAAACAAGCATTACAGGAAGTGATGCTAGTACAGAATCAGGAGAAACAATTCAGGTAAATCTAGCACAATCAAATATTAGTTTACCTAACAACGAAGTGTACAATATAATTTATAACACAACAACATCATTAGGTACTTCACCAACAGTGGCAGGTGAAAAGAAAGCAACCATCGTAGGATACACTCCAGCAACTGCACAGGCAACAACAAGTGATCTAGGTGAGGTAAGCATTGATAGTACTAACGGATTGACAGCATCAGTAACACCAACCACAGGAACTAATAATAATGGATTCTGGGAAATAGATATTCCTTTTAATGTAAATTACATTTCAACAAATTATAATAAAGTTTACATAGGTACAAACAGTTATCTAACATTTGGTAACGGTTCGACTAATAGCACAAATATTTCTAGTACAAATCCTGGTTTTCCTAAGATAATGGTTGGAGCCGCAGATAGAAGTGCTCAAAGAGTTTGGTATGGTGCAACAGGTACAGTGGGTGACAGAATATTTAGATTAGTTTACGAAGGAAGTAGTCAAACTTCAGGTACATTAGGTTCACCAACAGTACGATATGAATATCAATTTAAAGAAGCAAATCCATCACAAATAGATTTAATTGTAGAACAAAATGCAAACACAACTACAACAACATCAGCATTTAGTTCTGCAACACTACAAGGATTTGGATTTATATCTGGACAAAGAATACCAGTAAGGGTAAATGCTTTGGATAGTGACTTAGAAGATTTAGAAGAAGCAGGAGTTATATTCTGTGGAGCGGCAGGTAATGGTTATTGGAAACACGACTTGCCAGGAGGACCTGACTGGGATAATAAATTTAAGATGGAAGATAGATATCCAGGACAAGAATATTATTACCATAGAGGCACATCACCAACTGCAAATGATAATGTTGCAGGTGGAGGAACACATAACATTACAAATATAACAGTAGGAGCCACGCAGGTAGAAACAGGTGTTACACAAGAAAGTAGAATATACTTTAGTGACCATGGACCTGGAGTTGATATATGGGCGCCTGGACATAATATTGTAAGTGCTTATTATACTAATACAGGTGTAGGAGATACTAGGAATAGTTCTAGATACTTAGGCAGGATTAGTGGAACGTCTATGGCAAGTCCTCAAGTTGCAGGAATACTTTGTTGTCTAGCAGAAAGATATCCTAATCTAAATCAAGATCAAATGAAAAAAGTTTTACAAAGTGTGGCAAAGCCAGATCAACTTTATGACAGTACAAGCACAACTGGTAATAACAATGATTACACAGATACAAATGCATTAAATGGTGCCCCTAACTTGTACGCATTTTATCCACAACTAAGGCCGTTTGATGGTCGTGCGTTTCCTTACATAACGCATTTAGATAGACCTACTTCTGGAGCAGTATATCCAAGAACCAATAGAACATTTAGAGGATAAATATTAGTATGGCAATACAAACAATTAATATAGGAACAGTAGCAAACGACGGCACAGGTGATGATCTAAGAGAAGCCTTTGTGAAAGTAAATGCCAATTTTGCAGAATTGGCGGCTAGAAATCCTGAAGCAACAACAGGTGCTAACTTAGGCGCAAGTGGTGAAGGTGTTTTTGCACAATTAAATGGTGCAGAAATGCAGTTTAAAAAATTAATTGGTGGTGGTAATGTAACACTATCTAGCGATGGCAATGCTATTACAATTAATAGTGTAGGTGGTTTACAAACACTAAACGTTGAAACAGACAACGGGTCGCAAACAGTCACAGATGGTGATACACTTAAATTTATAGGCGGTACTAATCTTAATACTAAGATAGCAGGTGGTGGTGTTACATTAGATAGTGTAACAGAACTTTCAAGCGATTTATCACCAGAACTGGGTGCAAACTTAGATGGAAAGAACTTTCAGATAATCAATCTTAATAATATTAATGCAAAAGTATTTTCCAAAGACATACGAGATATTGCTGGTTTTAACTTTGGTACAATTAGTAAGTCTTACAACGATATGTTTGCTTGGTTATTGGATAACCAGGATATTGAGTTTGGATTAATTGATCAACCAGGTTTACAAGAAGACAGTACCGTATCAATAAGACTCTTAGATTTAGGTACTATTAGCAATCCTCTATAACCGATAAATATACATAGTTAGGAAAAACTATGGCTAATATCTGGACAGTAAAAACAAATCATGAATTAGGTGTGTATGCTGAACGTGTTTCTACGACCATAGCATTACCTTTAAATACCACAAATTTTACCATATCTACAGTCAAAGTTATTTCAGGAAGTTTACCTGGAGGCTTAAGAATAGAAGGCACTAGTATTATTGGCACTCCTTT